GAGGACATCCTGTTGATCGCCGCGGTAACCAAGCGCTTGCAGGAGATCGAGGCCAAAGATCAACCCGACTTCGACGACGTGCCCTTCTAATGAAACCCAGGAAGCCCTACGTCAAACTGGTCGACAAAGTGCCCGAGGTGGTTCGGATGCGCTCCGAAGGCAAGACCCTCGAGGAGATCGGGCAGCACTTTAACCTTTCTCGCCAGCGCATCAAACAGATCGAGCAGTCGGCCGAGATGCATGAGGAGATCCTTCAGCTATGGGGCTTCCCGTTCTCTGTGCGGACGTTCAATACATTGGAACGCCTGTGCATCAAGAGCCGCGAGGAGGCCTTGCAACTCTACAACACCGGCCACCTTCGACCAGGAGCTGTCCGCGGATTTGGTTGGGTAAGCTATTTCGAGATCTGCGAATGGCTTGAAGTACCGACCACCCGGGAGCCGATTAACTTCCTCGTTTGCCCACATTGCGGCAAAAAGATCTGACCACCTTCCGGCAGCCTGTTGCTGCTGGGGACTCGTAGTGCCGGGGGCGCGCATCGGCCGACAAACGCGCAACAACTCTCAACAACTCTGACAAATGCCAGCCAATCCAAACATCTACTTCGACATCGAGACCGGGCCTCTACCGCTCGAGCAGCTCAACATCCCGCCCTTCAACCCGGCCGACGTGAAGCTCGGCAACATCAAGAACCCCGACCTGATCGCCGAGAAGCTCCAGAAGGCCGAGGAGAGCCACACGGCCGACTACATCCGAAACGCCGCCCTGGATGCCTTGTCGGGCCAGGTGCTATGCATCGGCTACCGGGTCGATCACCAGGAGCAGAACATCCTCTGCGCCGATGCCGATGGTGAGGCCCACCTGCTGCGACAATGGTGGGCGCTGCTCAACTACTACGAGCGCCAGCCGCAGCTCATCGGCTTCAACATTAAGGCCTTCGACCTGCCCTTCCTGATCAAGCGGTCCTGGCGCCACAAGATCATGCCGCCCTACTGGTTGCGGAGCGGCCGTTACTGGTCCGAGCTGGTGGTCGACCTTCGGGAGGTGTGGCAGCTCGGGGACAACCGGGCCCATGGAAGCCTCGCATCCATCAGTCGCCACCTGGGACTTGGTGAGAAGTCTGGGAATGGAGCCGACTTCAGCCTGCTGTGGAACACCGACCGACAGGCGGCCATCAACTACTGCTTGCAGGACGTGAAGCTGACCCAGGCGGTGGCCGACATACTGATGCCGGCCTACTGAGGGCTGGACATAGACCAGGAGAGCAGATAAGGAAGACCCGTCAACGTGAGCTGTGAGAGGTGAGCGTTGAACCTTCAGAGAAAACATGATCAATCAATTTTTCCCCGTCCGTATCGTGAACGTCGCGTTGTTTCTCCGCGATTCCTCACCGCGATGCGTGACGGGGTTTTCTGTTTGAATTATGACCTACTCCGAAAAACTCCAACATCCGCGGTGGCAGAAGAAGCGCCTGGAAATCATGTCCAGAGACGGCTTTCAGTGCATCAAGTGTTCTTCCAAGACCAACACCCTGACCGTTCATCACTTTTACTACATCTCAGGGAGGATGCCCTGGGAATACCCAAGCCAATCAATGGTCACTCTTTGCAGGAAGTGTCACGTTGAAGGAAACGACGATTCCTGCCCCAGGCCTGCTTACTTTTACTTGTGGGAGGTTTCCGCGTGCTTTGAGATTGGACGGCAGATTGAAATGTTACAGCAGGACATAGATCCAGACGAGGGATGCCTGTTTTTTATTGAGCGAGCTGGCTATGACATTGGATGGCCTCCGTTTGAGATCATGCACCTTCTCAAGGATGCTGCTGAAGCTGGGATTATGACCGATGAATGGCTCGGAAAATTGAGGAACGAAGTCACGTTGGCAGACATCAAAAAGGAAGAAATCCAATGAGAATCCGATCAATCAAGCCCGAGTTCTTCCATCACGAGGGACTGTTTGAGGCCGAGCTGGAAACCAAGCTACCGCTCCGCGTGGCATTTGCTGGCCTCTGGTGCATTGCTGACCGGGAAGGCCGTTTCAAGTGGGAGCCTAGGCGCATCGGTGTGCAGGTGCTGCCCTACGATGGCGTCGACTTTTCACGCGTGCTCGACGCGTTGGCCACGCGTGCTTTCGTTCTCAAGTATCGCGTGGGTGACGCGTGCTTTGGGTTTATCCCCAGCTTCCTAAAGCACCAGGTGATCAACAACCGGGAATCGGAATCGGTTTTACCGGATCCAGAGGGAAACATTGAGGAAACGCCAATAAACACCGAGGAAATTGACGCGTGCCCCACGCGTGCCCCACGCGACGACCACGCGGGTCAAGGGGAAGGGAAGGGAAGGGAAGGGAATGGAAAGGAAGGAGTTTCGCAGAAAGCCTTGAGTCCTGACCTTGAAGCCTTCCGTCTACGAGTCGGTGCTATGGTTCGCCGTCGCCACGACACCCGCTGGAGCTCAAAGGAGATCAAGGCCTTGAAAGAGGTCTTTGAGCTCAACACACCGGAGGATGACATCCTACTTGTCGAAGCACGCTACAAGTCGAAGGACCCATATCTTCGACGAGATGCTATGGCTCTGCTGAACAACTGGAACGGTGAGGTCGACAAGGTTAGAAGTGGCCTTCTGCCTGGTATCGGTGAATCCCGTGCGGCCACCACGAGCACCAACATATCGGACTACCAATGAGCGACCCCTACTTTGCCGAGGACGACGAGTTCGGTCTCCTGGGCGCCTGTCTATCCGGTGGCTCAGATGTCTGTCACGAGGTATTCGCCAAGATCCCGAGCGAGGCTCTACAGGACAGCGATCTGTACAATGTGTTCGAGATTGCCAAAGGCCTCGTTGCCAAAAGCGATCCGGTCAACATGACGACCGTGGTCAAGGAGTGGAAGCGCACGATGGGCCAGACTCCTGTGCCTTTCGAGGCTCTAAACAAGTGCGACGAGATGTGCCCCAGCCCGTCCAACCATCCCGAGTTCTCCAAGGCTGTCCTCGAGGCCCATCACCGCCGGCAGTTACGATTCGCCGGTGACCGTCTGATTCGCGATTCGGCTGTCTCCACCCTGTCCGTGGATCAAATCGTCGCAAATGCCGAAGCAGGGCTCACCGTTGAGGCATCCAAGGAAGAGGTGCAACCCTGCAAGTCGGTAGTCAGTCGGTTTATCGACTCTACCCAGGAGCGCTTCGCTAGAAAGGGACACCTGTCCGGCATCACCTCCGGCTTCCGGCGCCTGGACGCAATGACCGACGGCTTCCAGTTCGGCGAGCTGGCCATCATTGCGGCCAGGCCAAGCATCGGAAAGACCGCCATCGCCATCGCAATAGCCCGAGCAGCAGCCATCGAGCACCGGGTGCCGACCCTGTTTATATCGCTGGAGATGTCCGACGAGTCTATCGTTCGGAGAATGGTCTCTAACGTAGGATCTATTCCGATGCAGGACATCAAGACCGGCGACCTCGATGAAGGCGGAATGAAGGCCATGGCCAGTGCCTCTGCTAAGGTAGCCGGAAGCCCGATCTACTTTGTCTCTGGTTCCGGTGTGTCCGGCATCGCAACCATCACCGCGGTGATCCGCCGGGCTGTTAGGAAATGGGGCGTCAAGCTCGTCCTAATCGACTACCTCCAGAAGATCCACGGAAGCAAGGCGGCCGAAAAGAAGACCTACGAAATCGCCGAGGTCTCCGGTCGACTCAAGGCCGTGGCTCACGACACCAAGATCGCCGTTGTCGCCCTGGCTCAGCTAAACAGGGAGAACGAAAAGGACAAAGGCCGGGTGCCTAGACTCACTGACCTGGCCGACTCTGGTCAGATAGAACGTGACGCCGACCTGGTGCTGCTGCTCAACCGGGAGCGCAACCAAGCCAACGGCGAGGCCATCATCGCTGTAGCCAAACAACGAGACGGCGAGTGCGGCCTCGTCCCCCTCTGGTACGAAGGCCAGTTCTGCCGGTTCACCGACCCATCGCCCAGCTTCTAACAATGAAAATACCTTACGACCTCGACCGAGTTAAACTCCTGCACGAAGCCCCCAACCTGGTTGCCCTGGCAATCAAGCGTGGCTGGATGTCCTACCCTCGCAGCGTCAGGCTCAGCGCCCTAGGCACGCCCATCTTGGTGCTCGAGGAAGAGGAGGACTACGAGATCACTGCAACCGCCCAGGATGCTGACATCTGTCGCAAGGCCTACGACCTACGGGAGCGTAACCTTAGCCTCGACGATGTGGCCAAGGCGTGCGGTGTTGCCCGTGGTTCTGTTGCTTACATCATAGCGAAAGGGCATGAGATGTATTTGAGGCAGCAAAGAATAGAGCATAGTACAATAGACACCTCTGTTAAACCTGCAAATATGTAAGGAATCTTTTGCCATATCTCCAATAACAGGTGAACGCGAGACCCCTATCAATTTCTGCGAGTAATGCTGTCATCAAATAATTTATGCCTAACCAAATACAATTCCTCGTCGATCAGTTCGGCCTGGCCAACACCGCCTGGTTTATCCGGCTGATGAAAAGCGGCACCACTCCAGAGCAGATCGTCGGTTCCCTGGTGCCAAGCAACTACGACAGCCGGCGCGACGGCGTGTTCCGAGCCCTCCAATTTGCAGGCAACCTGCCCGACTCGATGATGCCCCAGGAGATCAAGGACGCCTTGCAGCCATGACACAAAAGGAATACGGCGACCGCATCGGTATAAGCCAGCCGCGGGT